TCGTGCCGCTCCCGGATCGTCTCGATCGAGGTGAGTCCGCAAGCTAAGCCGGGATGGGTTTCCCACCAAACCCGCTCGTCGTTCGGATCACAGAACTCGTCCGCGCTGTAGTCACAGATCCCGAGCCGCTCCGGAGCCCTCCTCGCGGCCTCGAGCGACTGCCAGAACATACCGACGCGAGCGGTCCCCGGCGTGCCGGAGACGATGATCTGCCCGTTCGGTTTGGTGTCCATCATGGGCAGCGCTCCGGCGAGCAGCCGGGGAGACTCCTCCGGATCGAGCTCGCCTCCCTCGTCGAACCAGATCACGTGAGCAGCACCACCGCGGAGGCCGGACGGTTCCGGCTTCGCTACGCGCCATTTCGAGCCGTTGCGCCAACGGATGTACTCGCGTTGCTGGGAGTAGTAGAGCGTCCGGATCCCGAGCTCGGCGAGAGCGTCCTTATAGGTGAACTCCACCGGCTCTTTGTCCTCGTCGCCCCACGCCTCGTGTCGCTCCTCGTTGCGTTTCTCGACGATCTCGTTCGCGTGCTCCTCGATGAGATCCATCATGTCGCGGAAGAATTGCGAGGCTCGCGTCCCGTCCTGGGCGGTGGAGACAACCTGGTAGCCGGGGATCGTGGCGCACCGGCCGAGGAGGACATTCTGGATCGTCGTCGTCTTGGTCGAGCGGCGCGGGATCTGGACCGTAACCTGCTTGTAACGGACTCCCCCGTCCGGCTTCCTCGCTTCCATCACTCCGGCGACGAGCTCGCCCTGGGGAGTGATCGGGAGCCGCTGCAGCCGAGCTCCGATATGGGCGACCTCGATATCGGTCCCGGCCGGGATCGGCGAGATATGCCGCGGCGAGGCTCGCATGACTGGACGCTCGGCGAGAGCAGTCATGCCGTAAAGTCCATGAGCTCGTCCTGGATCGCGTAGTTCTCGAGGCTCCCCCACTGCTCGGCCATTGCCGCGGCGATGCCTGGAAACGTCCTCGAGCGCTCTTTCCACCGATCATCACTCGGCCCCATGCTCCATACCCTCGTCTCCCGGCCGGAGACGATGTTGGTCGGCCGGAGGAGCGGGAGATTCTTGAGCCAGAAACACGTGCTTTTGACCTCGCCGTGACCAAACTCCCACGGCTGGATCGTCTGATCGGAGGGCCGGATCCGGGACGCGATCACCGAAACGGGATTCTCGACGGCGATCCGCGGGATATGCGGCTGGAGCATCAGGTAGCGGACGAAGTCGATCCCGGCCTGGGTGCGTCCGTCCGCGAGTTTCGCTGCCATATGCGCGTTGCCGGAGACGGCGAGGTCGGTGCATGGAGGGTGAGCGATCAGGAGATCCCAGTCCTCGCCGATCACGTCCCGGACGTCTCCCTTGTAGTGGTTCCCCGGCTGCTCCGTCTCGAGCAGGTCACACGACATGGCATCATGGCCGAGCGCGTTGAACGCTTCCCGGACGATCCCGGAGTACTCGCACGCAACCAGAACTTTCATTTTTGTATCTTCCTTTGTACTGTGCTCTCTGCGGATCTACGCAGAAAAAGAGAGCGGACGGGGACCGTGGGCTTCCGGCTCTCGCCGAAAAACTCGGACGATTACCACCATTGCGGCGTAACTTCGCGTTCGATCTGCATCGGTTGTTTGCCTCGTTGTTGTGCGTTGGTCATTGCTGCTCCGATCCTGCCTCCGGCCGAGGTGTTGCAGTGTGCATGTTCGGGCTCGATCCCGTCCTCGGTCCCTCCCGCGACTCTGTCCTCCCGGTGTCCGGCGTGCCATGAGCTCTCCGGATCCGTGGGTAGGATCTCTCCTCCACACTTGCGGCATACCCAAGGCAGCATGGCTCGGCATCGGGCCCGGGCCCGGGTGGCTGTCCTGCCTCCCCATTTTGCCGCAACTACCCTGGACTCCCGAGCCTCGGCTCCGGGGATCTCAAAGAGTGAGTCCTGTCCGCCCATCTTCTACCTCCATCCAGTCGTGCCACGCTTGCCGCTCTGCCTGCTTTGCTGCTCCGAGTTGCTCCATCGCCCGGAGGAGCTCCCGGATCCGCCGCTCGACCTCGGCGCGGGGAGCGGCTCGCCATGCCCGACGTCGTTTGCCTACTTGGATCTGCCACGCTTCCCGGACGCGGATCGCCTCGTCGAGCCGCTGCTTTGCTATCTCGGCCCTGGTCATACCCGATCGGCCTCCGCGCGATTGTTCCGGAGCCGCTGGAGAGCGTCGGCCGCGAGCAGCGTCCACGCTGTACGGGCCCGGGCCGAGCGGCCTCCGGCCCGGAGGAGAGCGTCTCCATCGACGGGGAGCGGCTCGATGAGCTCCTCACTCACTGAATCGTTGAGTGCTCGTGCGTCGAGGTTCCATATCGCCGCGATGCTGTACGTCTGCTCCATACTGTTGTCCCCCCTGCTTTCTACGGCCTGCTTTTTAGGTGATCGGCCGCTTAGCTTGCCGCGGCGTCGTTGCCGCGGAGAGCGGCCCTCGCGAGTGCTGCTCCTTTGGAGTTGATCTCGGCTTGCCGAGGCGATATCTCAAACGGATTAGTCGCGGCATCGCCCGGGCTCGGCCCCGGTTGTGGTGGCAGTTCGTTGGCTTTGTCGTCGTTTTCCGGTGCCGAGCCTTGATTAATTTCCTCGATAGAGGGTGAAAAGCCCAACGACGCGGAGCTAGTTCTTTGTGCATCGGGAGCGTGTGCATCACGCTCGTGTGCATCAGGAACGTGTGCATCAGGAACGCTTGCAAGGTTACCCTTACTTTTGCGCCGATCCTGGACCTCGATCGGCTCGCATCCGGTCTCGTTGAAGTGATCCCGCTTCGCCATTTCAAGGCTTACCGGGAGCTCATAGATATAGGTGCATGTATAGACGCGGTTCCCGCGCCGCGCCTTGGTCTCCGTCCGATAGAACTGGTAGCGGTAGCCGTGTTCCCGGAGCTCCCGGAACGCGGAGAGGATGGAGGCTTGCCCGACTCCGGCCTCCGGCCGCATGAGCGTGCGGTAGCCTTTGGGAGCGTCGTCCGGACGGGCGAGGAGTACGGCGAGGACGCCGAGCGCTGTATAGCTGAGGTTCCGGTCGTAGACGGTTTCGTTGGCGAGGACGAGGGAGCCGCGACGCCGGATCCGGTACTCCTCGGCGCTCATGCGGCATGCTCCAGCCTCGCCGCGGCGGGTTTGTCCTGGGTGACGGGAGCGGCGAGGCATCCCCGGAGATCCGAGAGGAGATAGCGGCGGTGCCCTGCTCCGTGGAGACGGCGCGGCGTTAGCTTGCCCTGGGTTTCCCAGCGGAGCAGCGTGGAGCGGGAGACGCCGAGCAGCGCCGCGGCCGTCCCCGGCGCGACGAAACGGGCCGGGAGCTCCGTCATGCTGCCCTCCTCCCCAGCGAGAGCGCGAGGATCTCGGCCCGGTCGAACACATACGCGCCGCGGCCTCCGTCGAGTTTGGCTAGTGGTTTGATCGCTCCGCGGTGGATCCAACGGGTGAGTGTTGAGCGCTGGAGCCCGAGGATCTCGGCGGCTTCGGCCGCTCCGATGAGCTGGGAGGGTCGGATGATCCGGGCGTCGTCCGGTGTTGTACTCGTCATAGTGAACAGACTTGTGCATTACACAAACCTATGCAACTTGACATGCCGGATTGCATAACTTTGTGCAGAACCAAGTAGTCTTGACGGTTCGGGAGCGTCAAGACACGAGTACTTAGTCTTGTTGTTAGCGTTGTAACCCGGTGCAATGCTTTGTGCATGAGTAATTCATATCGTTACCGTTTCGAGTTTGACCTTGCCGATCGTTTGCGGAAGTCCCTCCGCGTCTCCGGCGTCTCCGTTCAAGCTATGGCGGAGAGCCTCGGTGTTTCCCGTAACACTGTCGGGAACTGGATCAACGGCCGCGGCCGTCCCGGGCGGGACCAACTAACCCTCTGGTCGGCGCTCACCGGAGCTCCGCTTTCCTGGCTGGAGACGGGTGAGCTCCCGCCGATTAACGGGAGCTCTCTATCGGCGAGTAATGTCATCGCCGCTTAGTGCAATGCACTAGGCTTGTTTTCGGCCGCTCCCGGCTTTCGTCCCCCACGAGACCTCCGGGAGCGGCCCTCTTTAGTGCGCCGTTTCCTTTCGTACCGGCTCGGGCGGGAGATCTTTCGCGGGGAAACCCATGTTTACGAGCATGACGCGGAGGATCCCGGCGTATTCCTGGAATTGCCTCCGAAACGCGGCCTCGGCGTCGGCCCTCGCCTCGGCGCTAATGAGCTTTTGCAGCAGCGAGCGGTTCTCGACTTTCTCCCGGAGAGCTTTACCCGACTTCCACGCTTTCCAGCCGTCGATCGACTTGGGAATGATGTAGCCGAGACCCCCGACGCCGAGCAGCGCCGTGACGAGCTCCGGGGTAATCATCGGGTCGGATCCAGATAGGCCCAATCAATCCGGCGAAACCGGACGACATGAGCGCCGATCGCCTGGACCTCGAGCGCGACGATGAGCCAGATCGTTGAGGTGACCGGCGTCCGGACGACGGCGAACCAAACCGTCACAAACAGCAGCAGCGTATAGCCGAGACCGCTGAGCAGCAGCGCGACCCGCTCCAGCCACCAAAAGCCGACGATCACGGAGAAAGCTCCCAGCGCTCCGCCGACCACGAGGATGCTCCCCACGGCGACGGCCATAACCGGCCCGATCGTGCCGGTGACGATCGTCGGGATCCCGCCGAGCGCCGCGAGCAGACCGGCGACTCCGGCGATGCTGTACGCGAGGAGCTGGACAGCGTTGATGATCCGCGGCTCGTGGATCCAGCTCCTATCCGACATGTCTCCCTCCCCGTTGATCCTCCCGCGGCGCGAAATATCCGGCCGCGAACGTCGCGATCACCTCGAGCGGGATCTCCACCGAGGCCGGGACGTCGATCCCGGCGAGCCACTCGATGAGCGCGATCGCGAGCGAGACGACGGCGAGAGCCGCCGTCGAGGCCGCTACTTTCGCGGTCGGCTTGATGCTGGTATCCAGTGCCACACTTTCCCCCCTATGTCACAATTGAGATTTTTTGCGTAATGTTCTTGGCCTAGCACGCTTGTCAAGACCCTATAATCCGCCCTTTCGCTTAAATGATCTGGAGTCGCTGTCCGACGCCGATCCGGTCCGGGTCGGCGAGCCCGGCGAGCCACTCGATGAGCGCGATCGCGAGCGAGACGACGG